GTTGAATAACCGTCTGGACCACAACCAAGTTCTTTTTCGATCTTGACGTCGTCGTTCATGAAAGTTGATCCTCTTTGCCAATCTTTGCTCATAGTTTTTCTCCTTATATATTAATTATACTAATTTTTTTTAAAATTTCTACCAAAATCGTTTCTTTTGCTTTCATCTGCCATTGTTTGTTTGGTAAGTGAAATTCCTGCACGTAATTCTGCTAGTTCTTCGTTCTGTTCTAGCTTTTCATCGTGTTGTTGGTCGTTCATCATAGCTCTCATAGTGTCTAAATCAAGTCTTTGTTCACTATTAGCAGTTCTATCTTGATCTGCTCTAGCTTTTAAATCTAATTCTCTTGATTTTAGTTTAAGTAATGGATCTCCACCTACTTCACTGCTAATTTTGTCTTCTTCTTTAGCATAGTCCATAGTCATTTCTGCAATTAACACTGCTTTTCTAGCTTCCATCATAGAAGTTAGTTGTTTAACTCTTTGTTGCATTTGCATTGCTTGTGGATTTTGTTGCATCATCTGTTGTGCTTGTGGATTTTGCATCATTGGAGCCATTTGTTGTTGAATCATTTGTAACTCTTTCATTTCCTCAACATACTCTAATTGAATTTGTTCTTGAGCCATTAAACTAATGTGTTCTAGTATATTTTTTTGTAAAGACATCATTGCCATAGGATTATTTTGTACCATAGAGATAGACATGAAACTTAAATGTGCATCAATATGTGCTTTGTGATCTTGACCTGGATACGCTTGAAAAGGTTTACCACTAATAGCTAATATATGTTCTAAACTTGGATCCATTGGTTGTGGGGCAGAAGGTGGAGGTAAAATTGCATTTACATTTTTGACTCCAATTGCATCATACATAGATCTATAAGCTTGATACAAGTTATGAAGTTTAGGATTAGATTGAGCTAACTGTAATTGAGTTTGCGCCATTGAAATTCTTTGAGTCTGAGAAAAAATGTTAGGATCAGCTACAGGTAAGATATCTACCTTGTCATCAAAATCTTGTACTTTAATATTTCTCGACGCTCCGGGAACATCGTATGGATATTCTTGAGGTAAGTAACTTTTAAATACTTCTGCTAATAATTTAAATTCATTCTTAAGACCAACGTATAGTCTTTTGTGGATCGCTGACATTACTCTTGAACCACGTTCAAGAAGAGCAACAGTTGTTCCAACAGCTGCACCTTGATTCATATCGCCTACTTGCATATCAGCAATTGATGCAAATCTTTGAGCAGAACTAACACAAATACCCATTAAGGATAATAGAGTTTGATCTGGTCCTTTAAAAGGTAATTGCATAAACTGATCTTTAATATTTCCACCTGGTACATCGACGTCTCTAAATTCTCCAGGTTGTAAAGGCTGTGCATCATCTCTCATTCTAACACCTCTAGTTTTAAAACCAGCAGGTAAGTTAGCTAAAGTTCCAGCGTCAAGAAGTTGTCTTAAGGCTACAGTTGCTGTACGTGTTAATCCACCGATCATGTGAATTAAACCTAAACCGTAAAAACCTAAACCTGGTAAAAATTTAAAATGTACAAAATAATCTTTTTTCTTTTTCAAAGGATCTTGTTCACCATAGTTTCTTCTAATAGATAAAATTTTACTATTGGCTTCAGCAATAGTTACAATGAAAGGTAATTTGATTCCAGTGGGCTCACCATCTTCAGGGTTAACATCTTCATACCCATCCAAATCTATATCTATATGCATTTCTAAAATAGTATACATGTCTGCAGAACCATTCATTTGAATACCTTCTAGTTCTCTTTCTTTTTCTTTTAAGGCGTCTTCCTGTACTGGCGGTTCTCCCAAATCAATGTCTTTATAAAATCCATTGATTTGTTGTTTACGTAAATCATTTTCTGACATACGAATAACATGGATTACAGCTTCCGCATCTTCTAATGAGGTAGCAGAGTACGGCACGACTAAATCTTCAGCCGGGATAAATTTACTTACGGCTCTACCTAAAAGATCATCATAATAAACTTTTTTAAAAGTAGATCCTGATAGAGGTAAGTAAAATAACATTTGATCAAACTCAGGTTCATACTCTTTCATCTGATCCATAATTTGATAGTTCATAAAATCTTTAACTCTTTTAGATTGTTCTTCTTTAGCAACACTTGAGTCGCCCATAATTTGAGTTCTAACTGGACCATCTGCTGGTAATAATTCTTTGTAAGCTTGTGCTTGAAATTGAGTTACAGCTTCTGCAAGTACTGGGTGAGTAACTGATGCTGCTCCTCTAAAAGGTTCTGTTCTAGTTGTGTACTTAAATCCAAGTAAGTTTAAACCTTCTCTATAACTTTCAGCCCATTCTTGTCTGGACTCTTTATAGTTTGCATATTTTTCCATTAACTCTGAAGCTAGTGGATCTAAGACATTATCTTCTAAAAAATCTGCTAAGTTAGCGTTGTGATCTTCTCCTCCTTCGGGAGTCGCGGCGGATGGATCAAATTCTACTTCAGCCCCACCATCTTCATCCATAGTAATTTCTATATTACCATCTGCATTTTTACGTTCTTCTATTTCTTTTTTTTCCTCAATGATAACTTCCTCATCAGGGATTTCTAAAGTTGTAGTAGTATTGGGTAATGATTTATCTATTGTAGCCATATGCTATTCTATACCTTCTCTGTTATTGATTCAACACCTTCTTCGACTGAAGTACTATCAGGAGTTTGTTTGACTGTCAAACTGTCGATTACTTCATTAAGCATTTGCGGGTTTTGTTTTTTAGGCTCATCTAAAGGCATAGGATTTTCTGCAGCCCATTGTAATAATTCTGCCTGTGTTACTTTTTCATCATTTGCAGTGTTTACAAAGGCACCTATAATTTCGTTGTATTTAATATCCATTAAATTAGTCTGTGTTCAACTTGTCTTAATACTTCTTTGTCAAAACCGGATAGATCAACACCTGCATTTGTTAAGAAATTTTTAGCTACACCATCACCATTGTAATCAGCGAACTCAATATCTTTTATAAAGATTCTTCTACCACTTGTATCTAGAGAATAAACTACTGGTATCTTATCAACCTTAACGGACAGTGGGCTGTCTTTAACCATAATAAATCTACCGTCTTCTTTAACATAGTGACTACCTGCAACGGTAACACCTTTGTAATTATGGATTTCATCAGTTGCTTTAAATTGGAATACACCTGTAACTTCTCCGCCTTTAGTAGCATCACCCAATTGAATGTTTTTAATTTCTTTAGTTGAACCGTCAGACATTTGAATTGGAGTGCTTGGATCAAAACAATATGAACCTCCTCCATCAGGACTATTATTATCTTTGCCGTCATCGTTATTGTTATCGTTATCGTTACCACTATCATTAGAAAGATATTTTGAAAATGTTTTTAAGTTTTGTTTTTCTTTTTTCTTAGCACTAAAATAATCTGCTAAAGTTCTTGAAGCTGCAAATGTGTTTCCTTTTTTTCCTGCTCTATCGAATCTATTTAAACCAGTTTTCGGATCATAGAAATCGTTAATCATACTCTCGTTCATTCCCTTGTAATCAAAACCGGGAGTATATTTTTGATAATTTCTACCTGATCCTAAACTACCCAATGCTTTAAATGCAAGCATGGGAAGACCTGCAGCACCACTTGCTAAACCTGCCATGGTTAAAGCAGGATTTGCTTTAATTCCTGAAAAGAAATTCTGTGCTCCTGTTATACCAGTTCCAAGTTTTGATCTTAGGTTTTGCATCATACTTAAATCTTCTTCAACATCAACATCTGGTTCGTTAGCAATTCCATAATTTCCAATTCCTTTAAATTTACTTGCATTTAATTGTTTAGAATCGGTATCTTCAGCTATTGCTTGTTCTAAAGTTCTTTCTGGACCATTATATAAAAATTGTTGAAAGTTATTTTTTTCTAACGGAGCTCCTATTCCAATAGATTTTCCTCCGTCACCACCTCCTTGATTTATAATATTTCTTGGTGATGCTACTGGTGTATCGGGTGTTGAATCTGGTGGTGCAGCATTGGCATCATAGTAACCTAACATTGATAATTGACCTTGAATAGTTGCATCATCATGTCCACCTCGTTTCATAGAGTTATAAACATTCATACCTGGAGCACTTAAAGTATCCCACCAGTTAGAAC